CATTCAACGAAACCGCAAATCGCGACGCTAAGATTCTGGCTTGGGAAGCCGCCGTTAAGGCGCTTGCCGCTGCGAAGGATGCCGAAGCCGCGTTGCGTAAAGAAGTTTTGGCCGAAGCTTTCGCGTTCGACCCCGAAGCATTGCGCGAAGGTACGGAAAATTTCGAACTTGGCAACGGTTACAAGCTGAAAGCCGTTTTCAAGATTTCGCGCAACTTAAACAACGAAAACGAAGCCGTCGATAAAGTCTTGTCGAAGATTGAAAAGACCAGCCCCGAAGGCGCGTTTATCGCCGAACGTTTGGTTAAATGGAAGCCGGAACTTTCCGTTACCGAATACAAGAAACTTCCCGAAAAGTTTAAAAAGCTGTTCGACGAAGTTGTTACTTCGAAAGAAGCGATGCCGTCGCTTGAATTGGTCGCGCCGAAGTCGAAGTAATGCGAAAACGGGAAGAACAATCGGCCTTAGCCCTTATCGAACGATTATTGAAAGATAAGGGCGGGCTTACTTCCTATCAATTGGCCGAACTTTTGGGTATAAATATTCGAAACGTTCGGCCATACATGAAAATTTTACACGATAGGAAGACCGTATTTATTCAGGATTGGAAAACGCCGAAACATGGGCATGGGCCGAAGATTCCAGTTTGGCGACTTGACGAATACGACGACGGCGACGACGAACCTTACCCGAAACCAATTTGCCCACAACAACGGGCGCGAATTTATAGGAAGCGCAAAAATGCAAATGTCGCAATTAAAGCCAGCTTCGGAACTGGCGCAACGCTTCGGCGTTAAGGCTTTGGTTTATGGCGGGCCGGGAACTGGCAAAACGCCAATCATCAAAACAGCCCCGCGCCCGGTCTTGTGCGTTGTCGAACCCGGCATGTTGTCAATGCGAAACGCGACGAATATTCCGGCTTGGGATGCTTACACGCCCGAACGAATTGACGAATTTTTTAAATGGCTTTTTACTTCGAACGAATCAAAAGCGTTTGATACTGTCGGGATTGATTCAATTTCGCAACTTGCTGAAATAATCTTGACGCAGGAACTAGGCCGGAACAAAGACGGTCGTAAGGCTTACGGCGAAATGTCGCGCCGTGTAATGGAAATCGTAAATGCGTTGTATTATCTGCCGAACAAGCATATTTATTTGATCGGAAAACAGGTAACAGCCGACGAAAACGGCGCATCGACAAAACGGCCATATTTCCCCGGTCAAGATTTGAACGTAAAAGTTCCGCACCTTTACGACGAAATTTTGCATCTTGGCGAAGTCAATATACCGGGCCAGCCGAAACCCGTTATCGGTTTTCGTTGTCTGCCGACATTCGGAATCATGGCGCGCGACCGTAGCGGGCGGCTTAATGAAATCGAACCGCCGAATCTTGATGCAATTTTCAAAAAATGTATGTCGTAACGCTTAAAAGCGGTACAATACTAAAAGGCGAATTCAACGGCCTTAACTGTTGAAATCTTTTCGAAAAGGTGAAATCAAATGGCACAACTTTTGCAAGCGTTCAACGCACAACAATTTGACCCGACCCAAGGCGGCGGAAGCCTGCCCGTCGGTCGTCATCCGGTCGTTATCGAAAGTTCGGAAGTCAAAGCGAACAAGGCGAACGACGGCGGTTATCTTCAATTGAATTTGAAGCTTATCGACGGCCCGCAAACCGGAACGACCGGCGCTTATCGCCTGAATCTGTATCATTCGAACCCGCAAACGGCAGAAATCGCGCATCGTCAGCTTTCCGCGATTTGTCACGTTGTCGGCGTGTTCAACGTGCAAGATTCGGCGCAACTGCACAACATCCCGTTTATTATCGAAGTCGGCTTGCAAAAGGGCGAAGAAGCCGCACAAAAGGGCTATACCGAAGTTAAAAAGGTCTTCGACATGAACGGCAACGAACCGGGCAAGGCGGGCCAAGGTGCGGCCCCGGCGCAGCCCCAACAGCAACAACCGCAAGGCGGCGCATGGGGTCAGCAACCCGCCCAACAGCCCGCAGCGCAACCGCAAGGCAACGCGCCAGCTTGGGGCGGCGGTCAGCCTGCCCAACAGCCGCAGCAACCCCAACAGCAACCCGCCGCAGCATGGGGCCAGCAACCGCAGCAACAGCCCGCCAACCAGCCCGCAGCCGCGCCCGCATGGGGTCAGCAACCGCAAGGCGGCGCAGCCCCGCAAGGCGGCGCACCTTGGGGCCAACGCTAATCGTTGTTCGTAGTTTAGTCGGGGCTTCGGCCCCGGCTTTCTTTAAGGGGCTTCTTATAGTATGTCAAAAATAAAAGACGCATTGCCGCCGCCGACGCATTGCGACAACTGTTGTTCTATCAATATCGAACTAACAACAAACGATAGAATATACGGGCGTATTTATGGCGAATGGCCGAAAATCTATTTTTGCGTAGATTGTAAAGCCGCTGTCGGTTGTCATCCCGGCACCGAAATTCCGTTGGGCAAAATGGCGGATAGACAAACACGCCAGCTTAGAACAAAAGCGCATGAAGAATTCGACAAGCTTTGGCGAAGCGGTTTAATGTCAAGGGCCAAGGCTTATAACTGGCTTGCCGCTTCGTTGGAAATAGACCCGTCGCAATGTCATATTTCATGGTTAAGCAAAGACCAATTAAAAGACGTTGCTACGCTTTCCGCCGATTACCTTAACCGAAATTACAACGCGCTTTTAAGGCGCAAGGAAAAGCAAAATGCCAAACAAAGAAGAAGGTTCCGCCAAGACGAAGAAAACGAACAACGGCGAACAAGCGACCATATCAGACGCCGGAAGGCAAACCGTTAATCTTGACGCGCCGGGCGTTGCAAAAGCTGTTGCGAAAAGAATTCTTGAAGAAATCGACGAATATTGCGTTCGCACTTACGACGGCGGGCACCGTTCGCACCTTGGCGCAAGTCTAATCGGTCGCGAATGTAAGCGTTATTTATGGTATATCTTCCGTTGGTGCTTGCACGAAAAGACGACAGGGCGGCAACAACGCTTGTTTAATCGTGGGCATCGCGAAGAAGCGCGCTTTGTTGAATGGCTGGAAGGCATCGGCTTTAAAATTTGGTTCGAAAATTACGAAGGCTTCGCATATCATCCCGAAAGCGATTCGTATTGCATTCTTGCGCCGGGCGAAGAAGGCGACGGATTGGCCGAACGCATTTTGTCAGAAGACCCGGCATTTCGTACCCACATTAACCGCGCCAAGGCCGACGGGCTGGAATTCCCGCAATACCGAATTTCCGACGTTATGGGGCACTTCGGCGGGTCGCTTGACGGCATCGCGATTTTGCCGGAACGTTACGGAATCCCCGAACCTATCTTGGCAGAATTCAAAACAAACGGAACAGGCGCGGGGTTTAACAAACTTGCAGACGACGGAATGCCAATTGCAAAGCCCGAACATTTCGCGCAAACTTCAACGTATGGCAAAAAATACAATTTCCGTTTTTGTCTGTATTTGAACATAAACAAGAACGACGATTCGTTGCATGTTGAAATCGTAAAGCTTAATCATAATCTAGGCGAACAAATGATTATGAAAGCCGGGCAAATTATTACGTCGCAAACCCCGCCCGCGCGCCTGTCGGACAATCCAACTTTTCACAAATGCACTTATTGCGCGATGAAAGATATTTGCCATAAGGGCGCGGTTCCCGAAGTCAATTGCCGAAGCTGCAAGTTTGCTCGCCCTGTTGAAAATGCCGAATGGTTTTGCGAAATTCACAACGGCGTTATTCCGAAAGACTTTATCGCGAAGGCGTGCCCGTCGTATAAGGCAATAACTCAAAATGTCTAGTATTTACGTTAATCGTTGGTATCAAGACGAAGCGGAATTTTCGATATTCGATTATTTCCAACGCGGCGGGGCTGGAAACCCCGTCGTTGCCATGCCGACAGGAACCGGAAAATCCGTCGTAATAGCGAACTTTATTCGTAAGGTTTTCGGATACTGGCCGAATCAGCGAATAATGATGCTAACGCACGTTAAAAAGCTTATATCGCAAAATGCCGAAAAGCTTTTGTCGGTTTGGCCCGTCGCACCAATGGGCATTTATTCCGCCGGTCTTAATTCGCGCGAAATGATTATGCCAATTGTGTTCGGTGGCGTTCAATCTGTCGCGCCTGCTATTAAAAAATCAATCGAAGCAAACGACGGAAGACCGCCGCATTTAAGACATTTTGGCTGGCGCGATTTGCTTATTATCGACGAAGCGCATTTGTTAAGCCCTTCGGAAGATACCCAATATCAATATATTATTGCCGAACTTAAAAAGATAAATCCTTATTTGAAAGTCATTGGTTTTACTGCAACGCCGTATCGTCTTAAACAAGGAATGATTACAGAAGACGACGGAATTTTTACCGACATTTGTTACGATATTACCGGAATTGAAGCATTCAACCGCCTTATATCCGAAGGGTTTTTAGCCCCGCTGATTTCACGCCCAACAGCAACGAAAATTGATACGTCGGGCCTTAACCTTTCTAACGGCGATTTCAACAGCAAACAAGCCGAAGACGAAGCCGAAAAAATCATTTACGAAGGTTTGAAGGAAACTTGCGAACTTGGTTACGACCGCCGACATTGGTTAGTTTTTGCCGCTGGCGTAAAAAATGCCGAACATATCGCATCAATGCTAAATTCGTTTGGCATTCCTGCCGTATCTAGTCATTCGAAGTTAAGCGAAAAAGAAAACGACGCACGCATGGCGGCTTTCGAAGCTGGCGAATTCCGGGCACTTGTGGGCATGAACAAATATACGACGGGCTACGATTTCCCGGCAATCGACCTTATCGCCGATTTTCAGCCTACTATGTCGCCCGGCAAGCACGTTCAAAAAGGCGGGCGGGGTACGCGACCTTCGCCAGATACCGGCAAGGAAAATTGTTTGTTCTTAGACTTCGCCGGAAACGTTCGACGCCTTGGGCCAATCAACGACCCGGTTAAACCGCGCAAGCCCGGCAAAGGTGCGCCCGGCGACGCGCCGGTTAGAATTTGCGAAGTATGCGGCGTTTATAATCATGCTTCGGCCCGTCATTGCATAGCCTGCGGCAATGAATTTACGTTCGAAACAAAGTTGTTTGCAAATTCATTCGGCGGCGAAATATTACGTTCTGATTCGCCAGTCGTCGAATATTTCAACGTTCAAAAAGTCATTTACGCATTGCACGAAAAGAAAAACGAACACGGCATTTTAACTTCCCCGCCTTCTATAAAAGTTTCGTATTTTTGCGGCTTTCAAATGTTTAACGAATGGCTATGTCTTGAGCATCCGGGGCTTGCAGGCAAGCGGGCGCGCGATTGGTGGCGGCAACGTCATTACGAAGAACCGCCCGTTACAACTTACGAAGCTTTGCGCCGTGTATCCGAATTGCGCGTTCCTTCGCGTATTCGTGTTCATACTAATAAAAAGTATCCCGAAATTTTGTCTTCCGAATGGTGAAAGGTTAAAAATGTCTTTATCTTGCGGCTGTTGTCACAATTGCAATAAAAACAAATCGCCGGATTCTAACGTAGAAAAGAACCGCGAAATGTTGTTGCAACGTTCTATCGTAGGGCTTGCGAAATATGGCGTAACTACTGATAATAACCCGTTATCGCTTCGCGCTTGGCTTCAACACGCATTAGAAGAAGCCTTGGATATGGCAAACTATTTACAAACTGCAATTTCTAAACTTGACGAAGAAGGGGCAAACCATGACAACCCAAATTGAAAACAACGTGCCGATTCCAGAAACGACAAGCGAAGCGCCGAAGAAAAGGCATCGCGCCCGGCGTGCAAAAGTCGTTGTAAATCCTGCGGCTTCGTTGCTTGCGGCATTGAAGTTTATTGCCATTGCTCAAAAGAAAACCGGAACCGTTCAACAACAATTCGGAATGATTCGCGGAAATTGGGCGGCTTCTTCAAACGGCGTTCTTACTGTCGCAACGAAGATTGAAGAAGACTTGGCGGCTTGCCCACATACTTACCAACTTATCGACGCGCTTTCCAAGGTCGGCGAAGACTTGTCGATTACGCAACTTTCGCCGACTTCGCTTGCGGTCGTTTCCGGGGCGTTGCGGGCTTTGATTCCTTGCGTCGCATTTAATGAAATTTCTATTATTGGCCCCGATGAACGTTGCGCCGTAATTGACGACCGCATTAAAGCCGCGTTCGAAGCCGTTATGCCGCTTGCAACAGACGGCGCGCAACACGCCCATTTAGCCGCCGTATTTCTACAAGCCGGAAGCGCCGTCGCAACGAACGGGCATGTTCTGGCGGAATACTGGCACGGCATAGACCTTCCGCCGATGCTTATTCCCAAGGCTTCGGCGGTCGCCATTGTCAAAGCTGGCAAGGCGCTTACCGGGTTCGGCTATTCCGGGCCGTCGGCGACATTCTGGTTTGAAGACGATTCGTTTATAAAAACGCAACTTTTCGCCGAACAGTTCCCGAATTATCAACCGCTGTTCGCTTGCGAAGGCTTGAACCCTTGGCCGGTTCCCGATGAATTTTACAAGGCTGTTCGTTCAATCGAATCGTTTAGCCGAAGCGGAATTGTTTATTTTGAAAACGGCATGTTGGCTTCCAATGAACAAGAAACCGAAGCTTCGACTTATAAAATTGAAGGTCTGCCCGAAGGAATGGGCTTTAATGCCAAATATCTTTTGACGGTCGAACCTTCGTTTAAAAAAGTTCATTTTGATGAACAATCGAATAAAGCATTCTTCTTCGGTGAAAACGTGCGGGGCGTTCTTATGGGTATTGACCGCAACAGCGCAACGCCGTACAATGCCGAAACTTCCGACGATTCGAACGAAGAAGACGACATACCATTTTAAGGAACTTCGAAGATGTTAGACGCAAACGGCTTTATCGTTACGAAATTTAATCGCAAAATCGACAAGATTTCGTCGGCGGTTCGCATGTTGCTAAACCCTGTCGAATTTATGACAGACGAAGAACTAATGTCGATTCCAGCCGGAAGCGTCTTCGTCTTCGACGTTGAATGTTACCGAAACTTTTTTTACGTCGCCTTCAAATGCTTGACGAATGGAAAGTTCGTCGCGTTTGAACGGTCGCCGGATTTCGATTTTCCTGAATTGAAATTGCGTTGGATGCTTTGGCGCTTTTGTCTTGTGGGCTTCAATTCCGCAACTTATGATATTCCAATGGTCGAACTTGCGGCGAAGGGTTTAAGCTGCAACGAACTTAAAGAAGCGTCGGACTTCATTATTAAAAGCGGCATCAATTACGGCAACAAAAAAGTTACGCCTTTTGATGTTGAAAAGAAATATCATATTCAAATTGGCAAATACAACCATATCGACTTATTCAACGTTTGCCCGGTAAATGGTGGCGTATCTGCCAACCCGGCTTCGTTGAAACTGTATTCAGGCCGGTTACACGCCGAAAGAATGCAAGATTTGCCGTTTCCCGAAACGCATATTTTGACGGCAGAAGAAGCCGCAATAGTTCGCCCGTATTGTTGTAACGATTTGGCGAATACCGAACTTCTGTTTAACGAACTTGCGCCCGAACTTAAATTGCGAATGGAAATGTCGGAAGAATACGGCATAGACCTTCGCAGCCGTTCGGATGCCCAAATTGCCGAAGCTGTCATTAACAGCGAATTGCAAAAGGTTCTAGGCTACTATCCGCGCAAGCCCACACTAGCCGCCGATTTAGTCTTGCAATACAATGCCCCGGATTTCATTTCGTACCGTTCGCAGCAATTGCGCGATATGTTCGAAGTCGTCAAGAATGCGCGTTTCTATCTTGACGGTTTGGGGTCGCCGATTATGCCCGATGAAATCGACAAGCTTAAAGTAAAGATCGGCAACAGCGTTTATAAACTTGGCATGGGCGGGCTTCATTCAACAGAAAAGAAAATTTCGCATTTAGCAACCGATGAAATAATTTTAGCGGATAACGACGTAGAATCTTTTTATCCGCGCATCATACTTAATCAAAAACTTTTCCCGTCGCATTTAGGCGAAGCGTTTTTACAGGTTTATAACCAAATTGTCGAAACGCGAATTCATGCCAAAGGCCAAGCCGCAAAAGCTAAAAAAGCGGGTGATAAAGCCAGCGCGAAAAAATGGAAGACGATTGCCGACAGTTTAAAGATTACGATTAACGGAAGCTTCGGCAAACTTGGCAACAAATATTCAACGCTTTATGCGCCGCAACTTATGTTGCAAGTTACCATTACCGGGCAACTTGTTTTGTTAATGCTTATTGAAATGTTAGAAGACGCCGGTATTTCCGTTATTTCTGGAAATACCGACGGCATCGTTTCCAAGTATCACAAAAATCGACATAACGACGTAAGGGCGATAATTGCCGAATGGGAACAACGAACGGCGTTTAAGACAGAAGAAACGCGATATTCCGCCGTTTATAGTCGCGACGTTAATTCTTACGTTGCAATCAAGACAGAAGGCGGCGACGAAGAAGCGCGGTTTTTAGATGAACGCTTGGGCGTAAAAACAAAGGGCGCGTATTGCGAACGGGGTTCGGCGCTTAATTCGATTTTGTCTAAGAACCCGGAAGCTTTGATATGTTCCGATGCCGTTATTTCTTATTTGAAAAACGGAACGCCTGTCGAAAAAACTATAAAACAATGCAAGGATATTCGCCGGTTTGTTTCAGTTAAGAACGTAAAAGGCGGCGGCGAAAAGAACGGGCTTTATCTTGGCAAGGTCGTTCGTTGGTATTATCCAAAGGGCGAAACGGGTTATATTTCGTATGTCGGAAGCGGAAACAAAGTCGGGAAAACCGACGGCGCACGCCCTTTAATGGACTTGCCGAAAGATTTTCCCGACGATGTTAATTACGAATGGTATATAAACGAAGCCGTCGAAATGTTATACGATTGCGGCGGCATTCGTAAAGCCGAAACAGGTTCGCTATTCTTTTAAATGGCGATGCCTGCC